TACAGGCTGCAAAACCTGTTGAAGGAGAATTAAGTGATGCGGGTTATATTGCGTTATATAAAACTTTGTTCCTTATTACTACTGGTCTTTTATTGTTTTAATGTATGAAGAAACAAGACATATTTATTTGGGTTGTAATACTTTCTATATTAATACTTCCTTTTTCTTTAAAAGCTAACACTTGTCTACCTGACGTAGAAGGTCTTTGTATTCCTGGATTAACTATTACAGAAGATACTCAGATTGACATTACTGAAGAAGACAAGGGCACAGAAATAATTACAACTACTACCACCACAGTTACAACCACTACCACCACCGTGACTAATGAAGATTCAGGAGACATTCTTGATGGTGATAATGATTATGTAGGCACGAGTAAAGAAGGTGATATGGATTATGACTGGTCGGGTCAAGGTCCTGCAAGTATGCCTAGTGGCAATAGTTGTGGACAGTTAGGTACAGATAAATGTGCCATGATTACAGGCAGTGGTAATTCAACATCTACTATGGGTGTTGATGGTATGGGTACAACATTCTTTAACACTATTGACATATCAGATTTACAAATAGATAACGGTGGAGAAGTCAAATACTCAATTAAAGTAGATAAACAAGATGCTCAAGATAGAATATATATGCACGTTTCAGGATTTAACGGAACTACTTCGGTCTTTTCAGGCACTGACGTCTTGTCTGAATCTGGAGTATCAACAGGCTACCAATCTTATAACGGTTCTTTCAATTTCAGTGGTGTATTAGATAAAATAATTGTTGAGGTTGGTGGAAGAGATATCAATATGGCCATTGGTCCAATGTTTGATGATGTTAGCATCAATGTTTTTTACAATGTAATTAATACTATTGTTACTCAACACATCACAACTTTAGAAGAGATATATTATTTAGATATTTTTAACCCTGTTGAATTAGACTTTGTTGAAGAAGTGTTTGAATATAATGATATTAGTATGGAAGAAGGAGAGATATCATTCACTCCTGTAGAACCTGAGGTAGAAGAGGTAACACTTGCAAGTGTTGAATTAGAAATAGCTGAAATTGAAATTAACTTACCAGAGCCAGAACCTGAAATTGTTGAAGTTGAAACAGAACTTGAGATGGAGATTGAAATGGAAATGGAAGAAATTGTAGTTGTAGAGGCTGAACCTGAGGAAGAGACTATCGAAGAATCTCAAGAAGAACCACAGGAATCAGAACAAAAAGAACTGCAACCAAAAGAAAAAGAAAAAGATCCAGAAGAAAAGCCAAAAGAAGAGAAATCATCTGAACCTAAAGTAACAAAAAAAGAGAAAGCTGCCACAAAAATCGTTAAAAAGATTGACGACAAAGCCAGATATGATGATGCTGCTCAAACAAAAACTTTGATTGTGATGCAAATACTTGGCAATACAAAAACCTTTTTTGATAGTCAAGCATACATACAAGATACAAATGTTACTGAGTATTTAAACAAGACAATAGATGATCGGTATGGTATGCTCTTCAATAAGGCTCAGAATGAAACAATGAATGATATGGTGAACTCACAATGGCAGAAGTCTCAATAGGCGGAATTTCCTTCAAAGGAGGAAAAATGATGGCGATAATCCTTGCACTTAGTAGTGCCGTGGGTGCTTTGTATGGCGGATTTGAAATGTATAAACGTTTTCAAGATATGTCCGCAGCCATAGAGGCCTATCAGGAGCCTGATTTAAGCGGATTTGATAAAAAGATTGCACTCGTAGAGAGTCAGACTCAAGCACAAGTAGAACTTGTATCACAACAATTAAATGCTTTAAAAAGTGAATTAGAAATTATACTAGGTGAAATAGACCTAATAAGTCAGGTTAGTCGTGAACTTAAAGATGACCTTAAAACGGATTTACGCTCTATGGAAGGAGACGTAAGACACATCACCGAAATTGTCAATGACGTGGAAGATAGACAAAAAGAGGACACGAGAGAGCTTTTAGATGAGCTAAAACTCATAGAAGAAAACCTTGACTTACAAATTAATAAGGCTTTAAATAACCCTTTAAGTAACATGAGTGCTAAAACAAAATGATTAAATTAGATATAAAAACCATATTACCTTATCTTGTCCTAATTGGCACGATGTTAATCACATGGGGTATGTGGTCTGAACGTCTAAATGCAGTAGAACAAAAAGCAGATAGTGTTGCAGAAATGCAACAAGATATTGCTGTTATAAAAATACAAATTCAAGCAATTGATGAGAAAATGGCTTGGATGGAAGAATTTTTAATTAAAAACTATACTGAGTATTGATACCTAAAAAGTTAATAAAACTTGTGCAGGAAGATGTTAGACTTTGGTCAAAACATTTTTTAGAAGTTCCAAATGTACAATTAAATAAATTACCCGCTTGTCCCTATGCCAAAATGGCTTGGCTTCAAAAAAAAGTAAATATTCAATTAAGAGATCCTGAAAAAGGTTATGTATCATATCTTCATAAATTAGTAAAAAAAATTGATTATAAAAAAATTGAAATTTTAATATATTGTGATCCTTTTTATAAAGAATATAGCATAAATAAATTTCAAAAAATGATAGATAAATTTAATAATAAATATAATTCTCAGGATCATTATTTTATGGGTTTTCATCCTTACAGTCCTCCTAATGATGATGATCATGAATTTTTAACAAACCCTAGTGGTGATAAGTCTAATTTACCCGATTCCAAAATTGAATATTCTATGATGTTAATACAAAAGTTCTCGAAATTATATAAGGAATCTGATAGATTAAAACGTATGGGCTATTATGATAAGTGGCCTAAAGACTACTATCATGAGGTAGTGTCGTCTAGACAAAAACAATATAAAAAGCTTTTTATGTAAGGAGGCTAAAATGGTTGGAATGGCAAAAAAGAAAAATGCAAATAAAATGAGTATGATGCGTGGTGGCGGCATGATGCAAAAAATGCGTGGTGGCGGCATGGCTAAGAAAAAACAAGTCAAGAAAAAAACTAAAAAAAGAATGAAGAAGAAAAAGTAAAATGGCTACATCAGGAACAACAACGTTTAATTTAGAAATAGATAAGGTTATTCAAAGAGCTTATCGAAGAGCAGGTAAATCATTACGAACAGGTTATGATCTTGAAGCCGCACGTGATAATTTAAACTTGTTGTTTTCTGAGTGGGCAAACAGAGGTTATAGTTTATGGAAAGTACAAAATCATACACAAAATTTAACAGCTTCTACTAATCAATATACTGCACCCTCTAATGCAGATGATATTTTAGAAATGGTTTTTAGACAAACGACAGGTGGCAATCAAACTGATACAACCATGACAAAAATTTCTAGATCTGAATATCAAAATATACCTAACAAAGAATCTACAGGAACCCCTACACAGTTTTATGTACAAAGAAATTTATCTAATGTGACAATAACAACTTATTTAACACCCAATACTACAGATACACAAATAAATTATTGGTATGTTCAAAGAATAGAGGATGTGGGTAAATATACTAATACACCTGATGCACCTTTTAGATTTTTACCCTGTATGGTATCAGGTCTTGCTTATTATCTTTCTCAAGAAGTTAATCCTGCATTGTCTGGTGAGTTAGAAAGAAGATACGAATCGGAATTATCTAGAGCTATAACAGAAGATTCTCAATCAACCTCTGTGAATATTGTTCCCAAGAATTTTTATCCAGGATAATAATGACTTTTGCAGTAGGTAAATATTCAGAAGCTATATGTGATAGATGTGGTTTTGAAGTAAAATATCTTGAGTTAGTAGAGGAATGGAATGGTTTACTAGTTTGTCAAGAATGTTACGAGCCCAAACATCCACAATTAGAACCAACCTATTCAAGTGCAGATGCCGAAGCATTAGAAAATCCGAGACCTCAAGTTCAATTAGCTATGACAGTAACAGCAGGAAATCCTAATGATACCTTTTTTAATAGTAGCGGAATGTTACCCTCTACACCTAGTAGACCCTTGATAATGACAACGAATTTGGGTACAGTGAGTATTGAAATATCATGAATTATAGTGAATTATTAACAAATGTAAGAGATTTTACAGAAGTCACAAGCGATGTATTATCCAATTCAATAATAAATGTCTTTATTACAAATATAGAAAATAAAATAGATAGAGCGATTGATGGTGATTATCAACGTAGATATGCAACATCCACTTTTGAAGCAAACAATTCTTTTTTAGATGTGAGTGGCCCAGAGGGTGGTTTTAGATTTGTAAGAGGATTACAACTTGTAAAATCTGATGACACCCGAGTTTGGGTAGAGCAAGTAGATACAACTTTTATTGATGAATATGCGGTAGAAAGATCAACTACTGATACAAATTTTACAGGAGAGCCAAAATATTGGGCAAATTGGGATGCTACAACACTTATAGTGGCACCTACTCCTAATACAGCATACACTGTTGAGATGTGGTACAATGAAACTCCTGAAAGATTAGGCAATGGCGCAGGATCTACCACAACCACAACTTTTATATCAAACAATGCTCCTGAAGTTTTACTATATGGTACATTGTCAGAGGCATATTCATACTTGAAAAACTTACAAGATATGCAATTATATGAATCAAAGTTTTCCTCTTCTCTAAAGTTATTTGCTGATGAGCAGATGGGAAGAAAACGCAGGGATGAGTATGTCGATGGCGTATTACGAATTCCTCTGACATCAATGGACCCTAAGGGAGGTAGTTAAAAATGGCAATAAATCAAGCAGTCTGTGCTTCATTTAAAAAACAGTTATTAGAAGGCGATCATGATATTGATAACGATACAATCAATCTCGCTCTGTACACAAACTCTGTAACTTTAAATGGAAACACAACAGCCTATTCCGCAACAAACGAAGTAGGCGCATCAGGAACATACGCAGCAGGTGGTATAACTTTAACAAGTCCAACTATTGGCTTAACAGCAACTAGCGCAACAGCTTCAACAGCATTTGTTGATTTTGCAAACGCAAGTTTTACATCAGCAACAATATCTGCTCAAGCAGCTTTGATCTATAATAGATCATCAACTGCTACTAACGCAGCTATTTGTGTTCTTGATTTTGGAAGTGTAAAGACATCAACAAACGGTACATTCACAATCGCATTCCCAACTAATGATGCTTCAAGTGCTATATTAAGATTATCTTAATTTAGAGGAGCATTACCATGGCAGATGCTTGGGGTG